TCCGCCGAAAAAGACTTAGAAGCAGAAATCCAATTTCCAACAAACCTTTCGGGAATAAAAGAAGAACTGTTGTTTTCTTGTTCTGTACTGCAACTTAATAAAAAGCTGAATAGTAGTAATATTAATAGTTTTTTCATTTTTTAGATTTTTCAAACCAACTAAGTAGGTTAGCTTTTCTTATTTTTCCTTGTGCTGTAACTAAACTACCTATCTCTCCATTATCTTGGTGCGTAAGAGCTTTTTGTAATAATATTAAAACTTCTTCCTCATTATATTTAGCACTACCTTGTTCACACTCATTCCACACTTGATTTAATGCTTTCATAACACTTACGCTTTGTGGATAGGCTGTTTGTTCTTGTATTTCTTTTATTCTTTCTGATGTCATTTTAATTATTTTTGACAAATGTATTACTTATTTTTTAACTGTGCAATGTTTTTTCTGTTTTTATTCTTTTTGCGCAAAGATTAATCTGTTAAAATACCTACTCTTCTTAATGCGCCTCTTAGAGGGCTTCTTGATTCTGACTTAAAACATTCTAATAAATCTTCTAAGACATCATAATCTAAAGATTCATAAACTTCCATGTAATTTCCTTCAGGTGAAAACCAAACTTGGTCTCCAATACTATTATTGTTATTTCCATTTTCTATTTCAAAACCGAAAAAACTGCTGTCTTTTTCTATTCTTCCTTTTAAACTTTTAAATATTGCCTTCATGTTCTGTGTCTGTATATTTCAGGGTTAATATTATTGTTGTATTGCCACATTCCAATTCTTCTGTTTTTAGCTTTTTCTTCGGCAAAAACATACTCATTTGTATATCTTCTATACGCCCAAGCATAGCCTGTTTGCACCATTTGTAAGCCAACATCTTTATTATTTGCAAATATATAACAAATTGCTCTGTTATATCTATCAAATTTAATTATTTTTATTCTTAATGTCTTGTTTTTAGTTAAAATTATTAACTGTTTTTTAGCTTCTTTGCCGAATTCTTGTGATATTTCAGGACTATCTATGCCTTGTATTCTCACTTTTAAATTATCTATTATCATAGTGTCTCCATCAATAACAAATACTTTTTGTGAAAATCCCGCAAAAAAAGTAAAAAAGAACAGAATTAATATTATTTTTCTCATTTTAAAAAGGTGTTTTTTGCTTAGGAATAATTTCTAATTGTGTTCTTAGATACGTTAAAGAATAAAACTTTCCACAAATATTATATCCAATACAATTGGAATTATTTACTTGATTAATTAATTTCCCCCTTAGAGAATTAAAGCATAATCCACAAGTAGTGAATAAATAATTTTGGGCAAATTTTAATCTATATTTACAAGTATATTGTACTGTTATTACTGTCATTAAACTTGTGTTTTATTGTGGTTAGCGATTAGTTATAAGCTATTATAAAACGAATTGTACGCAGATATAGCTTCTTCCTCTGTTTCGTGTTGAGATAAAGTGGTTAATGTTTTATTTTTACCTCTTTTTACCCTTGCTATAAATTTTCCATTAGGAGCTTTAAAAACACCTTCTTTATAAGCATAATCGGTAATTATTTGTCTTTTGTTTTGAACATTTTTTGAAAATTCATTGTATTTTTTCATAAGAATAACAGCTTATAACATCGGTTTTGCTCAATTGCGGTTTAGGGCATAATTTAATGTTCGGTTTGTATTTGTTAATTTTGTTTTTAATTCAAAGTTTTTGGCTTACTTTTCCGCAACTAAGCAAAGCCGAGAACCGTTATAGCCAATACTACTTTTGTGCTTTGATTTGACTTTCGTGAGAAAAAGAATTTAAAAAACACCCTTCCCTCAAAAAAGAAAAAATAAACGAAATCACATCCACAGTCCAGCCGTTTCCAAGTGCTTTAATTGCTTGTGTATCTGAAATTGAGTTTGTATATCCATCAGGCACAGTTTGTAATCTTTCACATTCTAATCTTGTTAATTTTCTAATCACACCCTCAATCTCATATAATCCAGTTTTTCCACCAATTCCACCACTATTAGCATTTAGTGTTGCTGATTTACCATCACTTGAATAAACTCTATTTCCTTGTGAAAAATTACGCTGTAATAATTTTCCATTATCTATCCATAGTTTATGTGTCGGTTTCATTACACCACCCAAACAAACTAATCCAGAGTTTGAAGAATGTTTATCAACAGGTATAAATAGCAAAGTATCTTTTGAAACGGTTGTCATAGCATTGCATTTTTCAGTTCCATTTAATTCATATTTCTGAATTACTTTCCCATTCTCATCGTATCTACCTCTTTGTGCCAAACCTAAACTTTGTAATCCATCTTCTGTAATATCTTTTAATAAAATACCTTTATCGTTTGGTAATCCTTTAACTGGTATGTTTGTCCAATAATATCTTACTCTATTTTGTGCTGATACTAAATTTGAATTTATCATTATTGGTTCAACGCCTAAATAACTTGAAATTATATCTTGGTATTCTTTTTTCATTTTCACGTTTTCGAGCAAGAAATATTTTGGGTTCAGTTCGTTCTTCAATCTCACATATTCAAAAAAAAGTTTGCTTCTTGGGTCATCGAAGTTTAATTGTTTCCCTGCAAATGAAAATCCCTGACAGGGTGAACCTCCTATCAAAAGGTCAATTTTAGGCAAGTCTGCACCTTTTACCTGCGTTACATCTCCGATTTGTATAGTATTTGGGTAATTGGTTTGTGTTACTTTAATTGCGTGTTTATCAATTTCAGAAGCAAAATAGTTTTCTACTTCAATTCCAGCTCGTTCCAATGCAATTTGTCCACAGCTAATGCCATCAAACAAACTTAATACATTTATTTTTTCTTTTCCCACGCTCATTTTTTAAATTCTTTTTTTAGTCCTTTGATTAAAGTTTTGTGCTTAATAAACCGTACTGGCTATAACACGGTATATAAGCAAGTTTGCCATTAACGGTATCGGTATCTTGAAACATTCTGCAAGGCAAACCTGCTCATATACCCGAACCGTTACCTGCAAGTGCTACGATAGTGCTACTATTGAACATTTGTGGGAGAAAATTTAAAAAGTTTTTCCACGCTTACCTTGTTACCACCGATTTTACCGTTTGCCGATAAAGAAGATTTTGCCTCTTTTTGCCAAACACATTCAAAGTCATCAGGTGCATTATATTCACTTATAAATACAGTATGTCCTTGTTTGCTAATATTCCTCACCCAATTCCAAAAAAGATTATGGTCAAATTCGTTAGCATATTTTGTTGTTCCCTCGTATGGTGGGTCGCAATAAACAATACTGTTTGGTGGCAATTCCAATTCATAGTAAGGGTTATTTTGAAATATTACACCTTTCATTTTTTCAACTTGCTTTACCACATTGTTTATTGCTTCAGTTTGGTAATCTCTTACCGTTCCTATTTTAGTGTTTGTTTCTCCTGCAAAGCCACCAAACCATTTCCCTGAATAAGAGCAATTAAAACCAACCCAACCAACAAAATATGCAGGGTATTTACTTTGGTTTGTTCTTACCTCTGAATATTCTTCTTTGGTAATCTTTTTTGGAATCCAACCGCCAACAAGTTCACGCCACATTTGAATTAAATGGTAGTGAACATCATTAGCAATCCTATTGCCTTGCACCTCGCAAATAGCGTTCATTCCACCTGCAAATGGTTCAATATACCATTGTTCAGGTTTTCTATCTTTTAAAATAATCGGCAAAATCTCTTTTGTAAATCTTGCCTTACTTCCCATATATTTCATACTCTAAAACTTTTTAAATTTTCTATTCGTTTTCAAATCAAAATACTGCTAAATAAACCGCACCAGCAGGTAACAGCGTATATAAGCAATAGCGGTTGCAGTAGTAAATCGAAGTTTAGTGCTTCAAATAAAGTTCGGTGCTATCCGAAAGTTTCTGCATCTAAATCCGCTACTGCTCATATACGCAAAACGTTAGCGGTAATGCTAAAAACCGCATCGCTGACAGGCAATCTCATAATATTTAGGTTCTTTTTCGATACCGATAAATTTACGATTTAATTGTTTTGCAGCTAAACAAGTTGTCCCGCTTCCCATTGTGAAATCTAAAACCATATCGTTTTCATTTGAGTAGGTGCGAATTAGGTTCTCCAACAATAAAATTGGCTTTTGCGTTGGATGAAAACTATTTTTTGACCGTTCTTCGTTGCTTCCTATTTGACCCTCTTTATTATATTTTAATATTCTCATTGGATATCTTTGATTACTTTCATAAGAAGCATCTTTAACACACCCAAAAATCTCTATCTCTTTTGTCCCACCTTTCCTTTTATAAGTTTTAGTTTCTGTCATTTGTGGTAAATACAAAGGTTGTTGTTTATAAAAAACACTTATGTTTTCTATGTTATTCATAGGTCTTTTTCTACACTGAAACGGGTCGCTTCCGTTTGGTTTTTCCCAAATCCAATCATATTTATAAAATTTAATATTAGAAGTCCTTAAAAAAGAACTAAACGGCTCACTACCAAAAATTAATATAGCTCCATTAGGTTTTATAATTCTATTTAACTGCTCCCACATTTTATCAAAAGGAATTACACTATCCCATTTACAAGCTGTTGTTCCATACGGAGGGTCTGTAAAAACCATATCAATACTATTATCAGGTATCAAAGGCATAATATCTAAGCAATCGCCTTGAAACAAAGCACTACCGCTAACATCGGCTATGTGCAATAGCGGTGTTTGTGCGTTCTTTAATATTTGTTCTACTATCATAATTTATCTATTAGTTTAAGTTTTGTGTTTCAAATCTGCTACTGCACATAGCACTTCCGTTAGGCAACATTTAAAAATCCCAATCATCTTCACCAGTATAACCTTTTGGATTTTTAGTTGTTTCCCAGTATCTATTTTCTTCTGAAGTAGGGGCTTCTTTTGGTCTTGCATCAGTTGAATAACAAACCTGTTCATAATCTGAAGTCATAACCATTCCATTCTTAGTTTCATAAACCACGTTTATAGCTGTTCTTGGTTCTCCATCCCATAAATGGAAAACTCTTGCATTTTGTGGCATTTTTTGAAGTTCTTTAATAAGTTCTTTTACTGTCATAATTAAAAACGTTGCCTAACACACGGTAGCAGTAATACGGGTGTTAGTGGTTATTTTAAATGTACTGCATTCTATTAAGTTTGTTCTCGGATGATAGTGATGTGGTACTTAATCCCGTACTACAGCTACCGTCAACCGTTATGTGCAAGGCTAACATTCGTGTTCCAAAACGAGTTTGTAGGTTGAACAAACTTTTGGTATCACAAATGCGGTAAAGTTTTCACCCATTCCGTCTTTAGGTTGGTTATAAACTGCTTTTACCAAAGTGCTATTTGCGAATCCAATAGGTACAGCCATTTCGCCAAAATAAACAGCGTTTAAATCATCAATGTATTTACCACCAACTTTTCCGCATTTACACACACGTTTTTCAGATTCAATAAGCCTTACTATATCTTGGCATTCTTTACAAAGCAAAAGTTTCATTTCGTTTTCAAATTAGATTTTAGTGCTGATAAACCGCCCAGCACATAACAGCGGCTTGTAGCAAAAAGGGCTGACGTGCTACATTCGTCATTTATGGTTCTAATTAGAGGTATTGCAAGGCTGAAACATTGTGCTTCCAAATACCTTTCAGCTACAAGCCATCAAACGTTAGCGGTAATATTAATCACCAGCTATCAAATGGTTTTTAACTCTTTCCCAATATTCCGTACAATCATCATCGTTAATATCAATCATTTTATCTTTTGGCATATATGGTAAAAGGTATTCGCAAACCTTTACTCCACATTCATCTGCTTTATCGTATCGTCCAGTAAGCGTACCAAAATAATTTCTTAATTCCCAACATCTTTCTTTTGGTGTCATAAAATACTACCGCTAACACATAATATAAAATAGCTGGGTGTTATCGGACTTTTTAGCCAGCTTGCTACCTGTTACTTTTGTGGCATAGGATAAGTTAGTAGCTCCGTATCCCAGCCATTTCATATTATCACCGTTATGGTTAATGCTACGAAACTACTCCTTATGACCTCTTCCGTTATACCCTTCACCGTTAGCAACCACCCTGCCTGATGGGTCAACATAAACCCCTCCATACTCACATAATTCTCCATTTACTGTAATTGTTGCCGCTCCTGATATATGTACATTATGAGCGGTTAGGTAAGTGTATATTGCCATCGCTACCTCGTCACCTGTTAAATCAATTTGAACACCTGTTCCATATTGCGTTTTTCCTTTTCCGAATGATACTTCCATTGTAATTTAGTTTTAAGAACCGCACTAACCATAACAAGTGTTTGGCAAAAAAGCGGGTTCAGTTATTAATTTAAAGTTTGTTTTTTATTTGTATGTCTGAGTGTTTAATAGAAAATTCGTGCATTTTTAACCGCTTTTTCGCCAAACACTCGAACGTTAGTAGCTATGCTAAAAACCACCATTTTCAAGACGATATTCTTTACAAGATTGACAGTATTTATTAAAGAATATATGTCCACATTCTTTTTCATCAGCATTGTTTTTCTTTTCTACTTTTTTGGCAGTTTTATAAATATCGTCAATTAATGTTTTTTTATCTATTGCATAAGCGGAATCAGCTTTTTTTACATCTCCCTCAAATGTTTGTATTTTATTTTTCCACAAAGCCATTCCTAAATCCATTTTAGAAATAGTGAAACTTTTTTCTTCATCAACTTCTTCTAATGACTTTTCGCATCCTACAAAAAGCACAGCTACTAACAACGTGTATAGTAAATGGCTTGATTTGGTTTTTAATTTAAACATTGTTTTTTATTTTTAAGTTTAGTAATAATTCGCCACAACGACGACAAAGCCTCATAACGTTAGCAAACATTGTTACTAATCGTTTTCATTAGAAAATTCTTCTAACTTTGAAATCAATTCAGATAATACAATAAATTCAATTTCAAAATCAGTTGAATTACCGTAATACTCCCAATCTGTTTTTTGACTTGATTGAATTAATTTTTCTATTTCACGAAATTGCAAAAAAGAAATGTTTGGCATCAACTCTTTTAAAACTAAATCAACACATTCAAATTTTGGTTTGCCTTTTTCAGACGTATAAGGTTGAGGATTTGAACTTTCCCAACAACTCCCACCACTTGTGCCACCAGTTTCCCATCTCATATAAATAACAGGTTCTTTTATGTTGTTTGGTATTCCATAAGGTTCTGTGAAAATTCCCTGTTCATTTTCTTGCCATTGCATTGGAGATAATTTGTTAATCTTTGCAATCTGTTCTTTTGTTAATTCCATCACGTTTTTGTTTTTAAATACCACAACGATTTGCTAACAGCTAGTAAGCAATAGTTGGGCATTTGGTTTAATTTAATTAATTGTTTTGTACTTGTTATTATTTTGCTAGTCCGAATAATTGTGATTATTTACCCCAACCATCGCTTACTAGCAAAACGTTACTCTTCTATTATTATTGCCATTTGGTCTTTATGCTTTAAGTAAATAAGTATGCTATCAACATAGTAATTACCTTTATAAAAACTTACTCTTCCTAATCTTACTCTTTCTTTTGTTCCTAGAGGAGTTAATAGTAGTGTTCCTATTTTACTCATTTTTTTTAAATCTTCTGCTGTCATAGGTTTACTTTGTTTTTAAACTTTCTTCGCCCAAGTTAATGTTTCTCCACAAAATATAACTCCTCCTTCTATGTTAACTATATCTCTTTCTGAAGATTTTAATAATTCTAATTTTAAAAGAGGTTCTTTAACTGTATTTGTAAACGCATGGTCTTTAAAGTCTAATTTTCTAAAATAATCTTTAGGTCTTTTAGGATATAAAGTGTTCCAAATTGAAAGAATGTCTTTTTGAGTGTTTTTTATCTCATCTACTCTATCTTCATTCAAAGCTTCTTGAACACCTATTACTGTTATTGGACTTTTTATTTTTCCTGTTGCGGATAAAAATAAACTTTGTTTTGGATATTTTTTTTGGGCAAAAATTAAATAATCCTTACTCGATACTAAATCTGAAACAATATGTATTTCTCCTTTGCAGTCTTCTAAAGTGTTATCTTCTAGTAAGATTCCTAATACTTGCTGACCTAAATTGTTTTTTGCTGTGTAAAGTTTGCCTGTTTGCATGATTATTTGTTTTTAGTTTTAAAAAATTCTTCTATTTCTTCATAAAAATCTCCATCCCATTCTCTATCTTCATTGACTAACTCAAATTCATCTGTCCATTCTTCAGCTAGTTCATACATCGCTCCTATTCCATTAGCTTCAAGTCTGTCTTTAATTTCTCCTTGTGGGTTGTTTTTTGAAAGTTCAGCACTTATTAAAGTAACTAATTCAAAATGTGTTTCTTGCCATGAGGTAAATCCGTTTGGGAATTCTTTATTTGTTTTCATAGTCAATCATATTATTTTTTAATGTTTCCGTATTTATCTCTTCTATTCAATTTTCTTCTTTCATTTCTTTTTTCTCTTCCCGATTTTGGTGATTCTAATTGTATTGGTTTAGGGATTAAATCTTTTACCATTTCACTCATAGGTAAATCTATGTCAGACTTTCCAACTTTTCCTTGCCCAACAAGTAGTATTGGATGTTCTAACTTTTGTTCAATTAATTCTTTTATTTGATTTCCTGCTCCAACAACTATAATATCTTTCATAATTTTTCTAAATATTGTTCAGCTTCTTCAATTGAATTAAACCAAAGTAAACTGTCAATTAAATTTGCTTTCTCAGTTTTATACTCTTTTATAATTTTTTTTGCCAAAAAACTAAAAGGCTCTGTAAATCTAAACTTCTCTACTTTTGTTGTAGGTGTGTCATTTACTAAATCGCTAATTAAACAGATTGTTTTCATAAATAAGTTTTAGATTCTGTTAATATTTGTTCTTGTGCTTTTTTAATATAGTTATTTAATTTCTTAAATAGTTTTGTTAATTTTTCGTCTTCCAAAGAATTATAACCAAAATCTAAACTACCTGATATTGCATAACCTAAATCATCTAAGGTTTCTTGGTCATACTTTTGTAATAGTTGATAATGTTTTTGTAAATTATTATATCTGTTCCAATCTTTTTTCTGGCAACACCAACCTATATCTTGATAAGAAATAATTTCATTTTTGTTATCCAAAATAGTTACTCCAACAACTTGATATACTGAAATAAGTCTGCCATTAAATAACTTTAAATCAACACCTCTATTTTGTATTAATCCAAAGTGTTCACTTGCTTTAAATTCTTGCCAATTTGTCATAATTAATAAGTTGCTATAAAAATTCCTAATTCTTCTATATAAATAAGTCTTACATCTAATGCTTCTGCTACTTCTTTTTCATTTTCAATAGCTTCTAAAACATCCTCCTCACACATTGAAACATAAAAATAAGAAACCGCTTCTTCCTCAATATTATCAATAGCTTGTTGAAAGGTCATATTTTCATGTAAATCTGTTCCAAAAACTAAATTAAAAGTTTTAATTGAATAATCTTCAAATTGTTTCATAATTCTTTGTATTTTCTTGATTAATTTCTTTTTCTATTTTCTTAATTTCCGCCAAAGAAAGTAAAGAACAGTCTAAACAAAACTCCTTAACAGAAATATAATAATGCAGTTTCTTATACATTATATCATCAGCTTTATTATAAGTTGTATAATCTATATACAGTTCTTTTAGTTTTTGTTTTATTATTGACATAATTTATTTTTTAAGTTGTTCAAACTCTTCGTCAGAAAGATTATAAAAGTTCCTTATTTGAGACTTAGAAAAAACAGCAACACTTGTAAATCTATTACCATTAACTTCTAATTCTATTGTATAATAACCTTTATATTCTGAATTATGTATTGCAATTACTTTTGTTTCCATAGTTTACTTTATTAATGCTTCTTCAAGCGTTACTATTCTATCGTAAAATCTAACTACTTGTTTTGATTCTGTCAATCTTTGATTAATCCGTTCTTTTAAAAGCTCTCTTGCTTCTTTTGTTTCCCGCCAATCATTAAAAAGATGGGGTGGAATATTTTTGTATGATTCTGAATAATCCATTATACTAAACCCTCTTATTTTAGCTTCAGTTACTAATTTTTTATGCCTGTTAACTAAATATTTTAGACGACTATAAAAAAACGTAGTGTGGTTCGACCCTAATTTGAAAATATCTGTTTTGTTTTCTACTTTCGCTTTACCGCTTTTTATACTATTTAAAATTCTTGGTAGTTCTCTAATTTCTGCTAGTAAATGGGCGTTAGCCAGCTCAATAGGTCTTATAGAAGCGTTAATTCTTGTCATCTGTCTCTTTTTTATTGTTTTTATATTCTACCCATTCTTCCATAGATTTAGCACCTTTTGAAAGATTATCACTTTTCCATAAAGGTTGAAAATTATCTAATGACCAACACTCTTTAAAAGATAAATCATGTGGACTTTTGTAATCAAATATCTTTTTAGGTTTTATGTGGTCAACGTGCCAACATTCTTTACAATTACCATAATTATCCCAACTCATGTTTTCGGTAAAATGGTTTTCTAAATGTGTTGCTAACTCTTCTACTGTAAAATCTACTAAATCTAAATAGGATTTATCTCCTTTGCTTGTATTTCTTTTTTACATTCAACACAACTTCTATCAGAGATAAACCTTAATGTTTTACATGAATTTTCATACTCGTGGCTATTTTTACACAATTTACCTAAATAATGTACTTCTTTTTCCATCTTTAAAAAAATAAAAATGCCTCGCAGGTTTCATTGTGTTCAAGGGTCAGACAAAACACAATTACTCTCTTTGAGGCTAATATTTTAGTTATTAATAGTGTCTGACTTCTATTAATTTAGCCACAAAAATAAGGAATTAAAATGATATGTGCAAATCTTTGTTAAAATTTTAACATTATAACTCACTTAGATTTTTAAATGCTTTAATTAGTTCTTGTTTACATTCTAACTGCCACTCAAAAACAAGATTTGATATTTTACAAGTAGAGTTAGAAGTGATACTTCTTTCTGTTAATTCTTCTGTAAGTCTTTTTACTTGATAATTACAATAGTCAACACAAAATCTATTAAACATTTCTTGTGTAAACACTGTTGAAAAACTATTATCAAAATAGCTTCTACTTAAAAAATCCATTTGAGAAAAACTATCAACCAAAGCATAATTAAAACTTTTACGTGATAAATAAATTTCTTTACCTATATCGTGCATCCACTCGTGTAAATATTTAGCTCTGTTTTTTAGTCTTTCCACCAAATAATTGTTCTTATAAAGATTTTCTAACTGTCTATACTCGTCCCAATTAATTGAAATTTGTCCACTTCTCTCGTGAAAAGAAATATATTCTTGTAACTTATTTTGAATTTTATTGTATTCCATAATTATTTTTGATTAAATTCTGCATTATCTTGACAACCTTCATACCAATAATCGGGACAATCCATTAAATCCATCTCTTCCCCGCAAAAACATTCGATAGTGTTATTCAAACAGTTATCTTTTTCATCAAAAGTGATAACTTCTACCTCGTGTAATAAAATGCTTCCACAGTTGCCACAAGTTACAAGATTGAAACCTGCACTTTGCATTTTCTCTTGTATTCTAATTTGATTTTCTGCTAATTCTCTTTGTGTTTTCATATTAAACATCTTTAAACATTTTACATTTTTTGTGATAACATTCTGTCATAGAGTGCATTTCCAGTAATAAACTTTTCATCTTATATTCAATAAAGCCAATATTTTTATCATTGAAAGATTCAATGTAACTTTTTATTATTTTATGGTCTTCGTCACTCATATTTACAAAATTTTTCCAAAGTTGATTAATTGGCTGTAAATGTTGATGAGTTATTCTAGCTTTTTGTTTTCTTGCTATTTTCATAATTAATATTTTTGTAAAGATAATAATTAATTTTTTATTTCCTAACTTTTTTGCGCAAAAATTCTTAAAAATATATACCCTGCTTGAACCATATGACGACAATACCCCATTCCAATAGACTCCATAGCGTTTTTATGGTTGTTTAAATTCTTTTGGACTATTTGTATATATCTTTCTTTTTCTTCGCTTGTAGAGGCTAAAAAGACGTTAATTGATTTTCTTAGGATGTTTTTTGCTGTTGGTGTCATAGTTCTTCATTAAAATATTTTTTTAAATCTTCAACAATTTCATCAAAATTATCTTTAATAATTTCTTTGTCTGAAAGATTGTAGTATTTATGTACGTGTTGAAATTTACTTTTTAAAGTTGTTAAGTCTTTTAACACTTGTTCTTTATTCATTGGTGTTGCTGTCATAACTGCTTAATTTATTTTTTGCCGAGAAAATTAATAAATAGGAACTGAAATAAATCTTATAACGTCAATTTCTGTATTTACATCTGAAGCATTAAAAGCCTCTTTAAATCCCTCTAAAGTGTAAACATTTCCACTTTCTTCTGCTAAAGTCATAAATTCATCGTCTGTTAGCTCATTCCAATGTTGTTCTTGAAGATTAAAAGTATCAATAGCATAAACTCTTATCTCCACTTCATAAGGTATTAAATCCTTATCTTTATCCTCTAAGGTTATATCTTTATAGAGGTGTTCAAACTTCTGTTGCTCTCCTTGTAATATTAATGTTTTCATTTTATTTATTTTCTATTGTTAAAATACTTTCTTTTTGTTCCCAATGTTCTAAAATATATTCCCATTGTTCAGGGTTTAAAATAAAGTTTGCGGATATGGTAAAAGCAAAATTTTCGTAATTACTGCCATATAAAAACTCCTTTGCGTAAATCGGATAGAGTATTTTGTAGAAAATATCCTCTTTGCTTTTTGAGTAATCAAATTTTTTAACTGTCATAGCGTTATTTTTTATCTAAAATACCATTCTGTTAATTGACTTTGAGGTACTTTATGTTTCTTGCCCCACATTTCTTTTTCTCCTTGAAAATACATTGTGTGCATTAATTCCTTACCATTAAAAGTTGCACGTGAATAGTAATTAACTGCATAATTTCCTTTATGGTTCATTCTGTCAATTACTCCCTCTGAATAAATAACTTCTTGCATTAAAGTTTCTTCAAAGTCTAAATTATCAATATCTTCGCCTTGATATAACTCTAAAACAATTGATTCTGTTTTGTACTCTTTACATTCATAATCTGTTGTTTCTCCTCTGTAAGCTGTTTTTACTTCTTTTTTAAATTCTTTTTGTGCCAACTTTAAATCATCAAAAGTAGCGATAGTTCTATAATCTGTATCAGATTCTGTTTCTGTTAAGAAACTTAAAACATATTTTTTCATAATTATTTCATTAATTTATAATCGTTATACTCTGCTTTACCACTTATAATTCTTTTGAATAATCTTTTTTGCGGTTTTGGTAACTTAACTAAAAATTTATTTTTTTCTTTAATTTGTACTTGCCACAACTCACTTTTATAAATCATTATTAAAGTCTCTATTGTATTTAAATTTTCATAAGTGGACAAATAAGTTTTACTAACTTCTTTGTGAATTATTTCAAATAAATACTCTATTTTTCTATGTTCGAGTTTCTTTAATGTTTTATATAGTGCGTTTGCTATATATTCATCGATACTTTTATCAATATCCTCAACATTAAATCCACATCTCACTGCCCAAATTCTTCTCAATCCTGTTAAAAAGTCAACATCTTTGTAAGAATACCAACCTTTGCAATATAAGATTAAATGCCCTTCAAAATTTTCTAATTTTATCATAACTGTTTTTCTTTAATTAGTTCTTTTAATTCAAAAATTTGATTTTCTAAATCTTGTTTATCTATTTGAGATTTTGTGTAAAACCACGCCGTTAAAAAAGATATAGTAAGGTAATTTTCTAAGTTTATACTCTTACTGAAAAATAAAGCTGAGTAACACACTATAAAACCTATTAAATTTACTATAAATAAAAGTAAATCTGCTAATAATTTTTTATAATCTCTCATATTCCATAAAAGTTTTTAAAAGCCGTTATATGTGTGTTAGTAGTTGTAGAGTATTTTCCGTTCTCTTTATATTCTTTTTCGCCGATTTTATATTCAGCTACAATGGTAGAATAAGATAATAACTTTGCTACCCCATTTTCTACTACTACTTTTGCTTTACCTCCGAAAGACTTTCTTCCGTTTGTAGGTGTTAATTCAAATACTTGCATAATATTATTTTGTTAATTATTTTGGTTATATTCTAAAATTTCTACAATGTTAATTCTGTCTAGTAAGCCCACTAAATCTGATAATTTATAGCTATCCTTTCTTCCGTCTGTTAAATCTCTACCTTCAATCATTCCTCCCTTTGTAATTCCTACAACATATACTGAATAATTACCTCCGTTTATATCATCATAAACATCAATTATTTCACAATCATCGTAGTTTTCATCATCTGTTGCTAAAATTAAACTTTGTTCTCTATTTTTTAGAAGTTCTGAAAATCTTTGTGCTGTTTGACTTTCTAAATTATTGTGTTGTTCTCTTAGTGTTTGCATAATATTTATCTTTTTAATTTCGCCGAAAAAAGAATAAAAACGGATTTTAAATGTTAACTGAAAAATCTTCTTCTACAAAACTAATATGAGCAAAATGTTCAAAGATAGTTTCGTTAGGTATTTGATAAGGAAAGTCAAAATTATGTTCTACTTCTTCATCATAAAAGTAATTCCATTTTAACTCTTCTAATTCATCTTGGTTTAATTCGTGTACTGTTTTCATAATATTTTCTGTTTTTAATTTTTTACGCCCGATTTTACAATCTATATCTTGTTAAATTTAATCTATAACCTTGTCTTGTGTAACGAGGTTTCAGCCAAAATAAACTATTTTCTGCATCAAAAAATGGTCTTGCTTTAAAAGGTTCTTTTCCAAAACCTACAACCGTAACATAAATTCTATTCTTGCTTAATTCTCTTAATTTTTCTTCTGTTGGTTCTAACCAATCTTTATAAGTTTCTTTGTAGTTTTCTATTTGCTCGAAAGAACTTTTATTATGTAAATAGCTTTGAGAATTATAAACAAATCTACTTAAAACTTCACTATCTAAATTTAAGTGCTTACAATGTTCTGCAACTGTTGAGTTGTAACAATAAATATCTTTACTTTTTAAATCTTCAATTACTTCAACAATTTCTTTTAAATAGTGTTTAAAACTATCTTTGTATTCTTCTACTTTTTCTATTGGAATACATATCATATTCTCAAATGCTTTTGCTTGTAATATCGTTTCTAACATAATGTTTTTATTTTTGTGCGTTATAATATAAAACTGCGTGTTGAATATTGGGTTGTCCGTGTTGTTCGTGTACATAATTAATAGTTTCTCTTACCTCACTATTAATTAAATCCATAGATATAATAAGGTTTTCAATTTCTGTTTTAATTTCTTGTGTTTTATAATATAAACCTTGTGTTACTACTTTACCTTCAATATTACCTAAAAAACAAACTCCTCCGTAACCTACATATTTATATTTAAGATTTTCTTCTCCTGAAATAGAAAAATAAGTTGCAACATCAATATAAAAATTACCAAACGCTCTCTTAATACTAATTGTTTTCTTTTTTAAAACTTCGTTCTTTGAAGTAATTTCTTTTCTGTAAATTCCTTCGATTATTTTACTACTATATACTGCATCTTTTTTCATGATATTAGTGTTTTAATTATTTTGTAAATTTCCGCATAAAAAACTGAAAAATAAATTTTTTTATTTGAAAAGATTATTGTATAGAGAAACTAATCGTAAATATTAAACATTGCAAAAGTATCAATTAATTCTCCTTCTGTATCAAATATATCTCCAAAGATACTTCCTTCTTCTGATAAGTTAAAATGATATTGTAAACCTTCTTTTGTATATAAGTCAAAACGGTTATTTTCTTCATCCGTTTCAAGTCTTACAAAATTATCTTTTAAGTCATAAATTCTACCTTCATTTTCTTCTCTATGTTCAAAACTAACTTCTGTTAATTTGTTTGAGTTCTTTGTAATTTCTACAATCCAATCCTCAAGGAAAATATTTTCTCTTTTCTTATTTTCTAATTGTGTTGTCATTTTCTTTTCTGATTAAAAGTATATCTTCTAAATTTCTTTTCTTTGTTTCTAAATAATTATATTGACTTTCGTTTTCTCTATAATTAAGTGTATTTAGTTCATCATTAACTTGTATTAACATTCCTAAAATTTCTTCTGTTGGTGTTTCTTTTGTTATCATTTTTTATTTATTTTTTCGGCAAAAAAAGATTAAGAAAAAGATTTTATAAAAGCATCAAACTCAAAAGGATTATCTAACATATCATTCATATTTTTATTATTAGGGAATAATTTTAAAACGCCTTGTTGATAAGGTACTGAAAAACCTCTTTGAATTGCACCAAATTGACTGATAAAACAAGTTTCAATAGTTTCTGTTTGTTTATCAATGGATAATACTAATTCAAATATTCCTAAAGTTCTATGTTTGTACAACCCTATTACATCGCTTTTAAGAATATCTAACTCTCTTTGAGCATTACTTATATTTGTTATCATAGTTTGTGTCTTAAAATGGTTAAAAATGATGTCTATTACTGTATTTCTGTTGTTTTTGGCGGGAAAAAGATAAAAACAGAATTAAAACTCTAAATCACAAATTTCTTCCTCTGTATAATTCTTATTCAAAAAAGCATTAAGTCTTTCTCTATTTCTAAATTTCTTAATATGCTTTTTATCTGTCCAAGCATTTTGAAAAGTATTATACTCCACAATAGCAATATAACCGCCTTTAAAAACCTTACCCTCGTCTGATACTATTAAAACATCATCAGAAACTACTCTTTCTCTTAATATAAACTGTTGCATAACTTTTATTTTTTAGTGGGTTAAACCCTTGTTATTAATATCAAATGTAAGTAATTAATTCTATACTACCAAAAGAAACTTCGTAAAATTCGGCGGAAAAAAAGAATAAAACAGAAGAAACTATCTACAATACTCTAAAGAAGTACCAACATCCTCCCCTAAAGTCATATTCTCTCTAATAGTAGAAGATACTTTAATAACTTCATATAAAGTAATTCCTAAAGAATAATCATAAGTAGATAGTATTTCAACATATTTACCTTTATACTTTTTATTTACTTGTTGTTTTGTTAATTGTGCCATACCGATTGATTTTTAGGTTACTATTGTTTTATATCTTTGCCAAAATTAAAGGCTTGAGAGGTTTTGAAAAGTGGGTAAAAGTGGGAATAAAATAAGGTGGTTTGGGGTTGTCCTCCCCTTTACTTTGCCCTACAAAGTACTTTGAATTTCAAACTTCTTCGTTGTTTTCAAGGCTTTCATAGATGTTGTCCCAATACTCAAAACCTTCTTTACTGCTTTTCCAATCAAAGCCTAGCATTATTGCATCGCTTAAGTTATCTACCTTAATATTTTTACAAGATAGTTTTAAGTTTGTTATAGCTTGATTTTTTATTGGTTGTTTTAGGTTTTTGTACCAATCTTTTATTTTTTTAGACTGCGTTTTTTCTGTTTTCATATTCTTTTTGCGGATTTTTAGTAGCTATTTCTAGCGTTAAACATTGATTTTGTACTACTTCCTCTATCTTTATTAAGTAAATCTATTGTTTTTGATACGATAAACCCCTTAATACATTTATCAATCTTACTTTTTTGAAAGTGTTTTGTTATAGTTGAGTAGTTACAGCCTATTAAATCGGCTATTTTATTTGCTCCCCTACTATAAAAGACTACATTTGTTGTTAAATTTCTTGCTATAAACCCCATTCTATAAGTTTTTTATTCGTTAAACATTGATTTTAGCCACAAATATAAGTATTTAGTTTGATACTGCCAAATTAATTAAGTTATTTTTACCCTTTAATTTATTAAAGATGTTTTTGTTTCCGTGTCTAAAACAATATTTCTATTGAGTTCTAATTTTTGCAAGAAATTATATATTTCATCATGCATATTGTCGGCTTCAGTTTTTAAACCTCTCAAGTAAATTGTGAAGAAGTATTTCTTTGATTGAGGTATAAATTCTAATTGAAAATCAGGCTCGTTTTTATCGTTTCCGATATAATACATTCCGTTAGCCTCGTGGCTTTCTTTTATTCCTTGAATTGATTTGATAAAGTTTATTAAACTTAATCTATTTAATTTTTTTGGCTTCATATTTTTTAAATTAATTTTACTAATGGTTTTTTTTGAGTTCCGTGCCAATTAGGATTTGGAGCGGTTGAAAGTCTTTTTAAGTTTTCTAAACTTTCGGTATAAGGATAATTTGCCGAAGTATTTAAACAGTTTACCGTGTCGCCTTCTATGCTTATTACTTTTGAGTATTGATATTTATTGTTTTTCGGGTTGTAATAGCCTATTTTAGTCATAATTCGCCAATTTTAAAGGTTGAAAATATATTGTTTAACTTCTGGCGCAAAATCAAAAATAAGACAAGCCAAAACGATTAAAATTATTACTGTTGCGCCTATTCCGAAAGTAATAATTCCGTCAATGATTTTTTCTTTGTTCATGGTTCTAAAAATTAAGGATGTAATTTACAAGAGTAGCTACTTAATAAGTTTCTTTGATACTCTGAAAGGTTTAAATCTTTACTTAAACTATCAACTGTATCGTTAATAACCATTCGTATTAATGGCTTGTCGGTTTTGAAGTTTTGTTTTACTTCTTTTGCCGTTTCTTTTAAACTTTCTTTTGCGGTTTGGTAAGTTGATGTTTTCATTGTTAACCGATTAATAAAAATAATTCTGTATTAAAATTAATACAATTTAAAAAGCGTTTTTTTGGACAACTCTTAAACTTACTTTGGGATTTTTGAAACTCTTTTGCTCTGTCAAAAATATAGCCGTTATTTTTGATAATCTTTGCAAGTTCGGTTAATGAATTATTTGTAACGTTGCAAATATATGTATCTGAACTATTTTTAAAATATACTTCAAATGTTATTAAATTAGTTGTTATCATTATATTATTATTTTAAATGTTGTTTTTTTCTTTAATTTTTTACGCCCGATTTTTAAATTCCGTTAATATTAATCATTAACCCAAACTGATGGAAAGGTATAAAACGATGCCTTACATTTAATCTTAATAGTGTTTTGATACTATCAGCGTTTAAATATTTCATTGAACTATCCGCATTATATAATCGTCTAAATTCTTTTTCAAATTCGGGTGTGTATTCTTTGTCAGTTCCTACTAATTTTGTAAGTCTTTTAATATCTCGGTTTAATTCTTGCTTTGTCATAATGTTTATGTTTTTATTTTGGTGTTATAAAGATAAGAAAATCTTTTTTACTTTATCTATTGTTTATTAATTATTTTTGTTGTAAATTTGCTGTTTTTTATTCTTTTTTGCGGGAATTTCAGCTTTAATAAATGCTTTTAATGTACTACATTTTAAAGGTAATAATTTACAAAAATTATCGGCTTTTACTTTTGTATCAAATGTTTTAAAACAAAATGCCCCTTTATTATTGTTTATTTCGACTAGTACCATAACTTTAAAGTTTTATTTTTAATACTCCTATTGCTTTACTCCTTAAAATGTATGTTGTGTTTGCACCTTTGTTGACTTTTACATACTCAACTTTTTGCTTTTTGAGTTCTACTCTTAACCTATCAGTTCCTGCCCAAATTTGAACGGTTTTGGTTAACGTTTGTTGTAGTGTATCATCTTTCTCGAATGTGATGTTATCTATGCTCATTTTTTTCTGTTTTTATGTTTATTTTTTCGCCCGTAAAAAAGACTAAAAACAAACTGATTAATTTAAATTAAATTCAAAAAGTCCAAGTTTAAAACCATATATACAAAATAACTGTACTATCATATCGTTATGCAAAAGTGTGGCAGGAAAGTCTGTCTATAATTTGAAGTTTTGAGTTGCCACACCTTCGCATAACAACGGCTAAAACGACAATATTTAAAAACTTTCCCACCGCACTAATTACTCAATTAAGCATCAGTTCTTCGAGAACCAATTAACTGCTTATCATTGAATTTTGCTTCGGCTTTTGCTTTTCCTAAACATTCAGCATAATCTTTACCATCTGTGGTAATGTAATGCGATTTACCTCTTTTCAAAGAGCCGTTTTTGTTTGTAGCTTTATCATAGCTACCTTCTTTTGTGTAAAGAAATCTCCAAGTTTGCATTTTGTTTTTGTTTTTATTGATTAATAATTACCAAATTTACGAATTTCACTCGCAAAAGTTTTTAAATACTGCGTTTAGCCGACATATGTTGATAGTTTTAACTTTACCTGAGTGAATTGATAATAATGTATACATAGTATTAAAAATTAAAGATTATACGGCAAATTTGACCGCAAAAAAAGATTAAACAAAAGAGAATAAACAGTTGATTATAATTAACACATAACCAAAAACGAATGATTTTAAATTGTGTTTTCATTAGATTATAGATAAAGTTATATTTTGTTTTTTAGCTTCTATTTTTGCATAACGTTTTGTAAGGTTTAACACACTTTCAAAGTCATAATTATAACGTCGAATTAATTTGCCATTTAGATAAATATTATAAATTTTAAATCTATAAATCCCACCACCTAAAAACCCACTTTTTACACATTCACAACGTAGGTTAAAAAAAGTAAAAGAGTCTATTCCAAATATACCGCCTGAAACATTAGTTATATTAGTTTCGATAAATTGTTGTGCATTCATAATATATAAGATTAAATTAATATTTCGTTGTTGTTATTTGATGGAGCAAACATACAACGACTTGCAACGATAAAACAAATAAAATCGATAAACAACACAAATAATCGATAAACTACATAATCAATAAAGTATATTCTTACAAAACTATTAAAATTCCCGCAAAAGAAAAAACATAAAAAAACTATTTACATTATATTAATACAATACACAAAATCGCCGCAAAAAAAGAATAAAAAGAAACTGTTATAAAACAAAAATACTCATCACTAAATTACAACAAAGTAAGATAATAATAAGTACTAAATAAAACCTTAAAAACCAAAACCCAAAAAATGCGATTTAAGGCACAATAAACTTTTTTATATAGAATAGTGGCGGGGACTCCATGTTTTTAATTTTTACCCAGAGTACTCACCCATAGGTGGGGGGATAGAGAATAGTTTAAAACCAAATTCCCCCACACATAAAAACCCCCTTAAAATATTTTTCTTCTATAATGCTATTAATAATTACCCCACATAAAAAATTTTATTATTTTTAAGCTCTACAACAAAAGATTATGTAAAAATAATACTAAGACATCATTCACTAAATAATAAGCTCTTAAAACGTCTATTTTGTAGTGAATATTATTTAAATAAAAAACTCCCCTATTATGGAGAGTTAAGATAAGGCTGGTTTTTAATATTTTATAAATTTTCAAATTCATGGAGATGTGTAATACAAGTTAAATACTTTCCTTTAAAATAAACATCAAAGCAAGGACTCCACCAATTACCATCTTCTAAGGACAGTTTTATGTGTTTTTCATATATAAAATCAAATGGAGTTTCTTTTGTTAAGTTTTTTATGCTTGATATTACTTTTTCTGTTAGTTTTATTCCTTTTAGTTCTTTTTCGCGGAAAAATTTAGCACCTGAAGAATCTAATTTTGATTCTAATAACCAACAGCCTACAATTCCTTCATTATAACCTATCATGTGAACTACCCCATCTTTAAGAGTATTTCCTAAACTAAGTTTGGATATTTCTATTTTCATTTTTTATATTTTAATTAAAGGGTAGGGGGGTATTTATAAAGAAGGGGGGATTGTTTAATAAGATTTATCTATATTTATTGATATTGGTTGTATTACAGCGTTTGACAGTATTTGTTTTAAATTGTTTAACTTATCTATTTTCTTTTCTAATCTTTTTTGCGCGAAAATTAATTCACCTAGTATGCCATCTTCTATAAGGCTTTCTTCTTTTGATTCTTCTTGGGGATAATTTCCAACTAGTTTATCTATTGTGTTTTCTAAATCATTTAGATGCAGTTGAAGTAAATCGTTAAGTCCGTTTTGTTTGTCTTTAAGTTGTTCTAATGTTATTGTGTTCATAATTTTGTATTTGTTTTTAATTTTTCTTTTTAATCATCTATTGTAATTAAATTAAGTTTATTTGCTCTTTTTATAAGCTTTTTTATTGTTTTATAAGCTTTTTTTGGCGGAAAATTAATCTTTTTTAAATCGTCTCCACATTCTTTTTTAAATGCTTTATATTTTATATTATAGAAGAATCTTAATGCATCCCAAAAACAATTTTCTGAATCTCTGTCTCCATTATTTATTTGAATAAATCCAAAGTTTTTAAGATTTCCTTCCTGTCTTTTTAGTTTATTTGTAAGTGATATGCTTAACTCTACATCATTTAAGAAGAGTTGTACGTATGTTTGTATTTTATCTTTCATGTGTTAACTAATTATATTAAATCTACAATATTTATCCCAAGTAATCATTTTTCTTATTATTAAATTCTTTTCGCTGAATTGAAAAGTTCCCGTAAAAAGATATTTAAACAAAGATACAATATATAAAATTAATATACAAATTAAAAACGGGATAAAAGTAATTCTTAATTTAGCTTTATTTTTAGGACAATCTCTAACATAAAAATCTTCTTCAAAAATAGCGGTACTTAATTTTTGCCAATAATAGGTTTTCTTAAAGTCCTCAATAAATTGTCTACCTGTCGAATACTCAATCTTTTTTAAAAAGTCTTGAGAATACATTTTCTTTACTTTACTTATTAACATAGATTTATTTGTTTTCTGTTATTCTTTTTAATATATCTTGTTTTTCAATTGGTAATTTATAAAGAAAACTATAGACTGTTGGGATTAATTTTGGGAATAGGAAAGCTAAAACAATCCTAATTAGATATGTTCCAAAAAATATAAGAATACCATATAAAATTGAATGAAGTATTAAAATTTGAGAGTCTAATCTTTGGTATTTATAAGTGTTATATTTATACTTTATAAGAAAATAAAAACCACTTAAAAGAGGGAAAATCCAAAGATTGTAAGGCATAGCTTATTTTTTATTTCGTTTATCTCTTTTAGCTCTAATATCCTTAACCAATTGTGAGTCTCTTAAAGGTTGCATGGCATTTTTTGTTTCCGTAAGAGAGAAGAAAACTTTGTGGTCAATATACATAGCACCTCTTTGGTTTTCTCTTACACCAATATCATTCCCTTTTGAGTCTCTAATTATTCTTTCCTGCGTTTTCATATCTCCAAAATTTAGTATATCAAATATACTACAAATTTTATTCCAAAGCATAATTTTTTCTGTTTTTTAACGCTTCGGTTTCTTTTTTGTACGTTCTGTTTGTCATACAATTACCTACAACGTTTTGCTACTATGCGATGTAGCGGGGTTAAAATTCCTTGTTTTTACTGTTTTTCGCCGAAAACTACAAGATTAAAAATACTTTTTGTTTATTCACTGTCACCGCTATATTGCTTAGTAGCTGTTAGCAGTAGTTTATTTATGTGCAATGTATTCAATTATTTATTACTTTTGGTTTTCAAATATACTATTTATGACAATAAGTAAAAACATTACTTACGATTTTGAAGCTATTAAAAAGTCAGAATTTGAATTTTATACTAAACAATTAGAAATAGTAAGTCTAAATTTAGACGATTTTAATTTAAGACTAAGTTCCGATATAAAACTACACTACAACCACATTTGGAATGTATTTCTATTAGAATCTCCAAATGAAATTTATGGAGACGTTTTTTCAAGACATATAGCGCACTGTTTAGCTTTTTATAATGATGAAAATTGGTCAGAAGAAGTGTTTATCTTTAAAGATTTATTTCACATAAAAAACGGAATGATTAATCTTTATTATCATATAAATGATAATTCAGAAAACTTTAAAAATAACGATGAATTAATAAAAGAATTAAATTTGTTCCTAAAGCGTTTTTATAACTATTATCCTATCGGTATTTTATCTAAACAAGGAGAAAGATATTATCAAAATGAGTGTCAAAAAATTTTAGATAAGTTGAAAACTATTCTCCACTTGCTAGACTAACCGTAAATAATTCTTGGGTCGGGGTAAGTTTGTATTTTAGCTTTAATATACTCTTTAACTTCTGTACTTTGCTTTGTTTCATTTAGTGAGTTCCACTTTAGATTTTTCCACTCTTTTAATTCTAGTCTAAACGGTAAGTTAGACTTTAATATTTCAGAATCTAAGTGCCATATTTTATTAAATAATTCTTCAGCTTCTATTACAATATCTTTAAATACTAAATTTTTATTTGTTTGTTTTTCTTCTAACGCCATTTTTCTTTTAAATTACTGCTAACTAAGGCTTTGTGATGTTGTGGTTTTATATTCCCGCCATTTGTTATAATTACTATTTTTAGTTTTTATCATCAAATAAAGATTAATCACTATAACCACAATAGCTCAAATCCTTAATTATAATACAAAGATAAAACTATTTTTTAAACATACAAATATTTTAACACTATTTTAACAATAAATAAGAAGTTCCAACGCCTAAAATAAAGTATATAACCTTATTTACTCCATTCCTAATATCTTTACTTTTTAAGTTTTTTTGCAAAATGTCCTTATCTTTTTGACAATTAGTAAACAACTCTTGGTTTACCTCTGCTATTTTATTAACTGTTTTAACTTGGCTGTCCACATTTTCCACTAACTTATCTTTAATTTTTCCACTATCTTCCGTTTTTTGTAAAATTTTTTCCATTAAATTAAGTTCTTTCTTAGTAAATTCACAGTCTGTGAGTTCTATTGCAATAACACGAGATTGTAAAGAATCTAATCCTACAACTATTTGTCTCCTAGCAGGAATAGATAAAGTTTGACCTATTTGTAATCCATTTTTCAAAACTAAATTTTCTTCTTTTAGTGCCTGAATAGTTACATTATACTGTCTTGATATGCCAAACAAGGTTTCTCCTTTCTGTACTTTATGTTTAAATACTGTAGGTTGAGCAAAAAGAGTTGTAGAAAAGAGCAATAATATAATTAATTTTTTCATAGTTTATTTATGTAATTCTTTAGCTTTTTTATCGTAAAAATCTTGCAGTTGTTCGTTACTTAATCCAAGAATTAATTTTTTAGCTTTTTCCCGCTGAATAATTATTTCAGGTCTTAAATTCTTTAAAGAGTCAATTTGTGTCTTAATTCCGTCTAATTCTGTTTGTAAAGAATCTCTTTCTATTTTAAGATTTTCCCAATTCTTTTTATAGAATTCTTTATTAGCAACTAATATCTCGTTATTTTTAGTTAGCTGCCTTGTATATGTAAATGCATATAATATTGCAATAATTACTAAAATAGTTGCAATTATATATAATACTGTTCTAAATCTTAATTTTCTTATCAAATTCCACATACTATAAATCTTTCATCAAATATTAAATAATTTTTTCCTTCCCACTTTAACTTTTTATGCTTTTCTGTAAAATCTACTATAACGTCATCCCCAATATTATAATTTAATTCACACTTTTCTCCTACATACTCTATATTAAGCTTATCTACTTCTTTTACTAGTATTGGATTTTTCTCTCGTGTGTCTATAACTACAACTTCTCTTTGTTTAAACTTTAACATAATGCTCCATCTATTGATAATACTATATTACTAACTGAAACTGAATTTTGAACAGCGCATCTTAAACCTTTTACGGTATCAAATACATCTTTAGAATACTCTATTTTTTTAGTATTTGTATTATATATTTGTCCTAATTTCATTTTTTTTATTTCCGTTTTTTCATCGCCGAAAATATCTAAATATTCTATTGAAGCGTTTCTTAAAATTTGATAAAATGGCTCACAAATAGATTTTAATAAAACGTTATATCCTATATCATTAGATTTTAAACTTTTAGCTATGTGTTTTAAGGCACATCCACCACCAACAACAACTCCTTCTAATAAAGCATTCCTAACAGCACCAACAGCATCATCAAAACGGTCTTTTAATTCCGATACTTCCGAAGTAGAAGTTCCCCCAACAAAAATAACAGCAACGTTAGAAGATAAATTAGCTACTCTAGTTGCTTCTTCTTGAAATTTAAGAGTTTCAATGTGCTTGTCTAAATTTTCTGATTTTTCTTTTCTTTGAATTAAAGTGTTGTCAAAATCCGTTGTTACTTTATCTGCTTTACCTAATTTTAATTCACTGTTTAAATCAGGACTGTATATTTCTCCATCTGTAAAAGCGGCAATATCTTCTAATAACTTAAATCTGTTCTTATCATAATAAGGGTTTTTAACTATTGAAACATTTATCATTCTTTTTCTTTGTGCCTCAATTAACCAATTAGCTACATCATTTTCTATTTCGTCGCAAACAATTAATAAAGAGGTATTTTCTTCAGCTTGTAAAATAGTTATAACATCTTTTAACTTATCTTTATCATCAATAATACCATCAAAAATAAGTACATTTACATTGTATATTTCACTTATTTGTTTATTAACATCCGTAAAAAGATAATGACTGATAATACCTTTATTTACTTTTAATCCGTTAGCTAATTCAAGTTTAGATTCTTTTAAGGTTGTCTCCTCTATTTCTACAACTCCCTCTAAAGATATTTTATCATAAGCTTGTTGTATTAAAGAAGCCACTGTATCATCTCCATTAGAAGCTGTCTTAGCTATATCATAAATTTCTGATTTTTTTACACTTCTTTTTATAGAATTTAGTTTTTCTATAACATCCTTTTCGGCTTTTTTAATACCCTCTCTTAAAATTACAGGAGAAACTCCTTTATCTATAGCTTTTGAAGCGTTATTTACAATAGCCTGAACTAAAACTGCTGTTGTTGTTGTATTATCTGCCGCTTCTTCATTTGTTTTAGTACAAGCCTCATTTACAAAAGAAACTCCTATCTGTTCTACAGCATCTTCAAGTTGAATGGCTCTAATTATACTATACCCGTCTTTAGTGGTTTTAGGAAATAAAGGGTTGTCCATAACTACAAGTTTTCCCTCCCTACCTAAAGTTGTTTTAACTAAATCGACAGATTTATTTATTCCTGAGATTATTTTACTGTTGTCGTTTATTATCATATATTATAATTCTTCAAACTCTACAAATTCATTGGGTGGTCTGTTAATCATCTCATACAGTTTTACAAATTCGTGTTTATCATTTACCCAATTATTAATGTGGTCTGTTTTATTTAGCTCAGGAAAAATATCTAATAGTTCCCCATTAGCTAATAATTCCTCGTACATTGCTCTTACTCTGTTCATTATACTCCTAAAAAATGATTTATTATTTCTTTATATGACTCTGCCGATACATCTTGAGGAGTTCCATTAAGTTTAAATTTAAACTCCTCTCCTTTTATAATGGCTTTTAAATTATAAAGTCCTCCATATTCTTCATAAGCTACATAACTAGCCCCTATAGATTGCTTTACGTGATTAAGCCACACTTTATGAAAAGTTATTTGACTATCGTTATGCATCGAACTTACCTATTTTTGGGTTTTTGATAGCTTTACCTTCTTTAATAGCTTGTTGATGAATTTCTTCTAAAGCTAATTGATAAGTTAAGGCATTGCTTCCTAGTATTGTTAATGCTTTTTTAGTTGGCTGATTTAAAAATTCTAAAGCGTTACTAACAGGCTTGTCTACTATTTTAAGATTTTTTATTTCAGGTAAATCATATAATAAAACTCCTTTAGTTTCTTGTTGTACAATAGCATTAAAAAAGTTTAAGAAAGCCATTAACATCTGTCCTTCAACTTCTACTTTTTGTCCTGTTGTATATCCGTAATCATGTAATACTAATTCTTCTTGCATTGGTTTTTTGTTTTATTTAAACACTTCCTCTCAAAAGGTATTTTTTATTACCTCCACCGAGAAAAGCCCAGTGCTTGAGGAAGTGTTGATTTGTTAATTTATGTTAAAATGGTAGTTGTTGATAATTAGGGTTATCAGGAATTGGTTGTGCGGTTTCAAATGCCTGATTAGCTGTTGCTGTAGGTATTGTTTTACTATGCTCTACTTTTTGTTGTTCGACAGGTAAAGCTTCTGTATTTGGCTTAAAATGTGCCACAAACCTATCATATAAAAAGTCTAATCTTTTATCCCTACTTGTTGTGCTTTTCCCCTGTACTTTAATTTGTTCTGTCTCAGGTAATACCTGCCCATTAACTGTATATTTATTGTCTTTATTAAACAATGGTTCTACTTTAGTTCCTGCCACTTTTAAAGAAACTCCTTGAGTATAAGCTTTAATAGCCTTACCGTCAATTTCAAAATCATTTGGTATTTGATATGGCATGAAAGTAAACTCTTTTGTTGTGTCTGTATTTAAAAGCCTATTTAAGAGGTTTTCAGCGTACTTTGAATAAAACTTAACTTGAAGTATGCTTGTCTCACCATCATTGTCTAAAATAGTTAGATTTAAGTTTGTACCATTATCATTTTCATGCTTTTCTTGGGCTTGAATAACTCCTGTTAAAGAATCATAAAAAACTGAATAAGGGTAATCTCCCGTTCCTTTGTTTACATATTTTTTTCTTAAATCTACTTGTTCAACTGCTTGAACTTTTGCTTTTAAGTCTGCTTCTGCAATTTCTGTAAAGTCTTGTGGAACTTCTTTTTGTTTTGTTGAAATTTTTCCGTAAGATACGTTATAGTAGTTACGTTTGTTTCCGTTTGTTGAGCCTGTGTTTGCTGCCATTTTTTACGTGTTTAATTATTTTTATTTGTTAATTTTCTAAATAATATTTTTAATTCTATCCACCATTTTTTATACTGTGGTGTTTCTAAGTATTCGATATACTCAGTTATTTCATCCACTTCCTCAAAAATGTGATAAAACATGCCACTTTTCATATAAAGCATTGTTCCTATATCTTCATGCTCCATCCAACTATCAATATTCTTAATTGGTATTGCGCAGGAAGTTCCTTCGTAGTCTAAGTGTTGTTCATCTAAAATTACTAATCCATTTTCGTCTCTTTCAATGTCATCAAATTCTTCGTCTAATTCAGGAATAGGTAATCCCATATCCTCCCACCATTCAAGAGGTTTACCACCATAAGTTTTAGGTTTATTTGATTCTGTTGAAGCTTTTTCAAGAAGTTCTTCTCCCTCTTTATTTACTACTTGTGTTACTACACTTAAATTTATTATTTTCAAAATTATTTCTATTTTTTTAGTTTTTTCGGAAAATTTAGAATTAGATTAGCTACAGCGTGATTTTTTAACTATCAAGTAGTTTATATTAACTCACAAATTTATAATCTCCTGTGCTTCTCTAATTCCTTTACAAATATACAACTTTATTTTTTAATATGCAAATTATTTTTTTATTATTTTTCATTTTCTTCAATCCAAAGTTGTAATTCAGCTAAAGCGTTCCACGCGGTATGATATTTATGAGGAAGTCCGCTTTCTAAATCATTTCCCTTTTGTAATCTATGTCTTATTCCCGAATCTTCATAAGCTTCACTACCACCTTCAATCCTTTTAAAATTAAGCCAATCTCTATCTGTGTCTTTATATTTATTGTGTCCATATTCAGAACATCTTACTATAGCTTCTAGTGCATCAGGGAATTGTTTAAATAAAACAGACATTTTTGGTTTATTTTTATTATGTTTTACGCCAATTTTCTCAACATCCGTTAGGCGAATTTCATCATAGCCCTTTGATTGTAATATTTTTAATTTTTCATCTTCGTCATATAGTTTATAATATTCAATTATTTTTCCTCTTTTCATTTGTATGGGAAACGTAGAGTTTGTTGAAAAAGTTACTGTTGGTTGTTGGTTTTCTATTCTATCTAATACCTCATCTAAAAACATAGGCTTACTTTTTTTAATATGCTCTCTTGATAAATTTTCTTGTTCTTTTTCTGTAATTATATTTTTTTCTAATTCTGTGAAGTTAAGAATTCCTTTTTTATTATTTTTTTGCGCAAAAAAAGATAAAAGAACAGATTTTTTATTATAAAGAAAATCAACCAACTCAAACAAAATAGGTTTAACAAAAGTATTACGTCTTAACTCTAATATATGAGTAGCTAATTGTTCTTCTGAATTAATATTGTTTTCTAGTAAATACTGTTTTACGTTTTCTTTCATTTGTCTTTAATTAGTTTAAAAATTGACAGTTTGTACTTGGGAATACTCCCTCTACTTACCGTACTGTCACCATTTGTGAGTCAATGGACGCTCCCTCCACGAGGTATCAGGTCTCCGAGGTCTTTATAGATACTATCCTGAATAGTCACTACAATGTTATTTTTAATTAATCTCTAAAATATAAGTACTAGGATATAATAATTTAAATTTTTCTGTTGCTTTTTCTTCGTTTTCGGCAAATCTGCTTGCTTTATTTGTGCGTCCACAAAAATCTTTGTAAGTAAATGTAAATTCTCTCATGCTATTGTTTTTAATTTATTTTTTTCCGTAAAAAGATAAAGAAACAGAAAGCTTTTGGTAAAGGTGTCACATACTCCCAATTTTTATGTGCTGACTAACACTGCTTCTGAGTCTTTAAAATAGAGTATGACGTTTACTTTTTACTACCAATTAAGGTGCAAATAATGGTTCTCTCTATTTATTGTACAAATATAATACTAATTTTTGAATTGTGCAAATTTATTTTATTCTTTTTATTAGTTATTTATTTTAACTAAATAATCATCACAAAAAATTGAATTTAAATTAACTGTTTCTATATTATAACTTACGTTTGTCTTATCTCCAAACTGTTCTATTTTGTCTACTATTAGTCCTGTGTAAACAGAGTAAAAATTTTCATATTTATTATATTCATTTTCTCTAAAATCTACCCACAAATGTTCAGGTATTTTATATTTTAAATTAGGATGCACCAATCCTTTAATCAAATTAAAAAATATCAAACTATTTTCCTTATCTATTACCATTTTATGATAATATGTTTCTTTACTATCTCCATGTTTTTTCTTATATGTTTGTATTTTTGACTTTATTCCAAACTTATAATCTAATATATTTATTAAATTATTTATTGTGATTTTATTGAAACCTTCTGTATGCAATGTGATTCTATTACTTGCTCCTAAATTACCATCATCCATATACCAAATAGCTAATGAACGATTAGTTATAAATCTTTCTATATCATAAGATATTTGTTTATTTTTACCTCTATAAAAACCTTTGTATATGTTACTAGGTATATGATAAGACTTAGAAGTAAATCCACAAATAGGTTCACCAGTAAAACCACTCTTAACATTTGCTTCTCTTGCATTTTTAAATAGACTCATACAAAATAACATGTAGTCTCTCTGAGCTAATCCATGATTTTTACAAATTCTACTACAATTTACCTCCTGTTTATTTTTTGAAAGAGAACCATCTCCTAGTAAAAACCCACATAAAATATCTAAATTATTAGTGTTAAGAAAATTATGCTTTGCTTTATTATTATCTTGTCTCTTTATAAAAGTATCTCCTATTTTTACATCTTCACTATGTATATTCTTTATAACCCCATCTTCATTTATTATATAAATTTCTTGATAGGGTGTTAAAATTAAAGGTTTTTCTCTATAATTATTATAGATTTTTATGTGTTTTTCGGATTTACCTATACTAACTGATGAAATAGTATCATATAAACTTATATCTTTATTAAAGTCGTAACCTAATATCTCTACTTTTTTATTATTTCTAAAATAGAAAATTAACTTATTAAAAACACTCTCTATTTCCCTTTCATCATCAATCTTAATTTTTACAATAGTTGATTTATCAAAATAATTATTTTTTAGCATTTAAAAATTCTTTATGGGCTTTATTAATTTTTACAATTAACTGACTTCTCATTTGAAATTCATCTCCTAAATGAACATAGTCAATATCTTCTATATCTTTTATAATATTAATAAAATCTTTATACCCCGATTTATTTCCAATATCATTTTGTAATTCATAATCTCCGTTAAAAACAATAACAGAAGTATCAGAAACACGAGTGACAAGAGTAAAAAGTTCATGTAATGTAAATGATTGAGACTCTGAAACTATAATAAAAGAATACTCCCAATTTTTACCTCTTGAAAACTGAGTTGTTTCAAATTCAATTTTATTTTTAATTCTGTCTAATTCTGTTTTATTTAATATTTTACCTAAATGATATTTATAAAAATCTTCATACACTGAGGTCTTTTCAGCCAAATCTCCTTTTAAATATCCAAGATTAGTACCACTCTGTACTAAAGGACGAACAACTATTAATTTATCAAATTCTTTATTAATTATTGCATCTAATCCTCTGTAAAAACAAATTGTATCTTTGCTTGTCCCTGACTCACCTGTAATTAAAGTGACTTTATTTTGTCTTATAAAATTTACAACTTCTTTTTGAGGTTTTGTAAGTTCTATTCTGAATTTACCTGTTATTTCTTTACCTGATGATAATGTTCTATCAATTACTTTTGCTTGTTTTATAGATTCTCTTTTTGGTTTATCTTTTAGTGGCATGTATTATGAATTTGGTGTTAAATGTTTAGAATAGACTGTTGCTTTTATCCAATAGTTTAAGCAATTGGGGTTAGTTAAATGATTTCCACAAATAATTTCTTGAGTTTCTTTATAAGTTGTTTCAGCACGAGAAAAAGTAAAAAACAGTATTTCTTTTTTGTATTTAATACCATCCTTAATAAGTTTCTTTAACTCAATAGAACTAGAGCAGTAAGACTGCCAAGGATATACCCCTTTTGGTTGTCCTTTATTTTTACCACTTGTATAGTTAGGCTTATACATATACTTTTTTCCAATATAATACCTACCATCTTCCAATGTTATTTTATAGATGAACGCAAAGGATTTTTCAGGTGTTTGTTCTGTCTTTGTTATCTCAGTTCCATTATAAATCCAATTTACTTTTTCTGTTTTGACTTTTTTAGTTGGCATATATCTCTTCTAAAGTTATTGTTTTTAAAATATCATCTAACTCCTTATCTGTTAACCCACCTTTATTTTTTATATACTCTCCTAGAACATCTCTCATTGTATTACTTGCTAATTGCAAACAAGTCATTATATCTAAAAACTTATCTTTAGGATTAAATCCTATTGAGGTAGTGTTAATTTCTCCGTTATTTGTTACGGTTATTTTTATTTCGTTATTTAAGAGCATAATTAAAATTTATTTTACTTAATCTTCTGTATCTTATTAATGCTTTTTCTATATCAGTCCAGTTCTCTACTATTTCATCTGTATTATAATTAAAATAGGTAATTTTCTTATCTTTAAGGGATACTTTTTTATAAAAACAACCTATATTAGTAGATATTCTATCAGTAGAGCCTCCATCTAAATATGGTAAAGATGCTTTATAAACTACTACTTTCATATTTCTTCTCTATTAGTTTTACATGTCTATCCACTTGTTTACTAAATCCTGACATTACTTTTTTCATCTGTTTTATTTTTTCTTCGAGCGTTTTATAATCTTCAGAATAATTATCATCTAATAATATTTTATCCCAATAATCTGTAAACCTAAGTCTATATTGAAAGCTAATTTCTTTATAAATCCAACCTAAAGTTGGCGAAAAAACAATTAAAAGAAGATAAATTAAATACCCTAAAACTCCAAACAATAAAACAACAGAAGAAAATAAAACAGCATAATATCTATTCTCCCATCTATCATTCTCGTTAAACCAATACCCTGCTAAGAATATATTAATTGCAAAGTATATGTATAAAAGTATTTCCATTTTTATTTATTTTCAAATTGTTCACAATTATCTCTAAAATCACCTGAATTTTTTGAAACAGGTCGATACTCTACTCCTTTAGGAGGTAATCCTGTTAATTCACTTATGATACCCTTACCATTGCAAATATTACAAATAGTTGACATAATATCCCCTATTAAGGTATTATGATTTCCTGTTCCGTTACATATTGGACATTTTTGCCACATAATTATTTATTTAAATTTTTATACATGTTTTATATAAGGAAAAGTTATATTAAAATTTTCAACATTATCACATTGATTACATTTATGTTCATATTGTGCAGGATAAGTTAAAAGAGAATCACCTGTAGGGTACATAAAACCAAAATCGCATTTATTACAAGACATATTAACTTCATAAGTTCTTACCTCTCTTGTTGTTATTCTATCCATTTTATCTATTTTGTCTATCTCTACACAGTGTTATATATCCTTGTAAGTCTTCTCTTAAATCTGCAATATTTGTAAAACTCTCCTTGTGAAAAGTTCTTTGGTCGAGAAACTCTTTATATTGTTTTGTTGCCGCTGCAAATTTATCTGCATTTGAAATAGTTGGTGGCTTATCATACATTGGCTTCTCATTTTCTCCAAAAATATATTCGTCTTTTACCATTGAAATAGCAATTCTCATCTTAATTGCAGTTGCTGATTTATCACTTCTCATTTCAGCAGCATGCATCATTTTAGTGTGCCAAGGTCTTAAATCTGCTTTTAAATCTAAAAATCGCTGTTGGTATTCTAAGAGCGTGTCTTTATTAGAGTCTCCAACAGAAGTGAAATTTTTAAAAGAGGCTCTTAGTTCCTCATACTCAGTTAATATTTCTTCTAGCGGTCTCATTCTATAATTGCTGTTTTAAAAATTCAAAATCTTCATTATTATTTTTTAGGTGCTCAATAAATTTATCAACTCCTTGTATTGAAATCTCTTCTGCATCTACGTTAGGAAATTTAATCCATGCCCCACCTTGTTTTACAACTTCTGTCTCTATAAAAACTCTTGCGTATTCATCAATCTTATTAAACCCTCCTTCATTATAGAAGTTAACTTTATAAGCTTCCGAACCATCATAGGCACTATTTTTAGATTTTTTAACTCTTACCTCAATAGTGTGACCAATTACATTTTTATATTTATCTTTAATCAATTCTTTCTTAGTCATATCTAAAGTGGTATTAGACATGGTTTTTTGCCACTCACCTGCTGGAAGTACTCTTGGGTCTCCCATAGCTCCTGGGTTTAATTTATAACTTGTCAATCCAATAATACAAATATCTCTTGATGAAGCATATCCCTCGATGATTGGCATACGTCCTGTATAACGTTTTGCAACGTTACCTATTGAATTTTCAATTGCCGATTTAGCTTCAACGGCGGCTGCTGTAAAAATAGGAATAGAATCCATAATAATAATTCCAACATCTTCTGATTGTGCAAATAACTCTGCTTCATCTAACATATTCTCTAAATTTCTACCTACTCTGTGAACAAATTTATCTTTAGGAATGTTCATTCTTTGAAAGTAACTCTCATTTAAAGTTCTTTCACCATCAAAATAAACTGCAATTTTACCTCGTCTTTCAATAGTATCTTTACACGCTAATAAAGCTATAGAACTTTTACCTACACCACCTGAAGCAATTAAAGTATTATATCCACCATTCATAAATCCCCCACCTGTTAAATAATCAAGATAAGGACTTCCTGTTGAAGTTGTAGTTCTTACTATTTCTACATCTCCCAAAATAGAAGCTTTATCTTCTTCTTTTTTATCTTTATTTAATTTTTTAAGTGTTTCTTCAATACTAGCCATATAGTTCTCTATGTTTATAATTTATTTTTTCTGTTATTTCTTCTTCTAGTTGTTTAAATATTTCCTGTACTTTTGGATATATTTTCATCTGTTTTACTTTTTCTTGCGGAAAATTATCAAAATTATTGTGACAATAATTATTGCTGTATAAACCGCAAAGGTAAAGTACGTTTAAGTCTGAACACATTACTGATTTAAAGTACTGCTTAGGAAGTACGTGTGCTATCTCTGTTACATCTCCTTTTAATTTAGCTCCACATTCCTCGCAACACTTTGTTTTTGCAATATCAATATGTTTTTTAAAAAATTCAGGTAAACACTCTCGTTCTAACTTTCTTTTTTCTATTCCTTTTTTTGAATACTTTCTTATCATAATAATTTTAAATAACACTCCCTATAACCTGAAAATTTAATTTTAGGAGTATACCTATACTCTTTATGTAAGTTTTTAATTTCTGTTTCTAGTGTGCAAATATCTCTTGGATTTTCTAACTCGTATAGTTTTATAATTTCCCAATTGTAAGGTAAAACACAATTTGGATTTCTACCTTTCATTCTATTTTCTACAGATACAAAAGTTTTACCAATTTTATAAAACTCCTCTTCCTCATTCCAACACCTTATAATATAAACTTTAAAGGAATCAAAACTTTTAGATTTTAAGCCTTTTTCTTCCCACTTACTATATTCCCATCCACCATTATCTTTAACCTCTTCTTTTAGTAAATCTAAACCACATTTAGAACAACCTCTGTACTGCAATAGATTATTAAATTGTACTTCTACAAAACCATGCTTTTTACAACCTATTATAATATTATCTCTTGACCTTGTGTAATTAACTTTTGATAAATCAAATATATCTCCATGAACCTCTTGTATTCTATTTTTCGCATATTCATTTTTATCAACCGCAGATTCTATTGTGAATTTTAAGTTGTTTAACAAATGGTCAGGTCTAACTTTTACGTCTCCATATTTAGTACCTAATAATATTTTAGTTTTACATGTAGTATATTTACTTTTTACACTAAAATCTCCTAGTCTGTACCATTCATTTTTGTCAAATAATTCCTTTAAAAATTGCTCGTGTGTTTTTTGATTATATTTCTTTCTTATCATTTATAAATAGGTATAATTCCTGTTTCTCTCACTAAATAAAATAAGTTATTTAAAGATATATTGTTTTTTATTTTAAGAATAGCATATTCACTACAAATATTTAATTTATCTTCAAAAGATAAGTTTTTATCCTGAAATACTTCTTTATAATATTTTGAATCTTGGTCTATCATTTTACAAATGTAGTGATTTATTTTGACTTCTGCAAGTTTTTATTCAAATAAATCTAATATATCTTTTAGTCTTATATACTCTCCATCTTCACTGATTTCCATAGTGTTAAATAATAGTTCTTTTGTATGTTCTATAGAGTATTTGTTTAGTTTTAAAATATCTTCTTTTTTAATTATTTTTTCGCGCAAAAAAAGATTAGAAACAGAAGGATTTATAATCGCATC